TGGGCGGTAACCCTGCCCCGGCCGCAGCAAAGCCCGCTGACCCGCCCAAGACGGAGCCGAAGCCGGAGACCCCTCCGGGAGGTGGCAAGCCGGGCGGAGGTAAGCCCGGTGGTGATAAGCCCGGTCACGGCTACGGCGACAAGAACCACGACCACCGCGGGCCTCGCGATGGCAACCCGAATGACCGCGAGCAGCAGGGTCACAGCGAGACCGGCAAGAGGGACTCCGATCAGCGATGACCTCTGGGACCTTTGAACGGGTCCTCATCAGTCAGATCACGGTGCTGCGCGACGTGCGTCAGCGCCGTGAGCTGCCTGAAATCGAGGAACTTGCCGAGTCCATTTCCCGTCTCGGCCTCATCAACCCGATCACCATCACCCGCGAGCTTGTACTTGTCGCGGGTGAACGTCGTCTCACCGCCTGCAAATCCCTCGGCTGGACCCACATCCCAGTCCAGTTCGCGGAGAACTCTTCCGACGATCATGTGCGTGCGATCGAGCTGGAAGAGAACATCAAGCGGGTCGACCTCCCTTGGCAGGACCGCGCCCGGGCCATCCAGGAATACCACGCCCTTCAATCCGTCGAGCAGAAAGAGTGGACCCTTGAGGACACCGCCGCTGCCATCGGCGTGCACAAGGCCGAGGTCTCCCGGCAGATTACCGTTGCCAAGGAACTCACCAACCCCCGCGTAGCTGAGGCGCCGAAGTTCTCTGTCGCCTACGGCATCGTCTCCCGCGCGAACGAGCGGAAGGATACGCAACAACTCGAACAGCTTAAAGCCACCATCGCCGCCCCGGTTTCAGCCCCGGCACCCAAGTCCATCATCAACGCGGACTTCACCGAATGGGCCCCCACCTACTCCGGCCCCAAGTTCAACCTGATCCACTGCGACTTCCCTTACGGGATCGACATGCAGAAATCCGACCAAGGATCAGGCGCGGCCCACGGAACCTACGACGACAGCCCGGATGTCTACTGGTCCCTCCTTGGCTGCCTCTGCCAGAACCTCGACCGCCTCGCCACCGAGTCGTGTCACCTCTTCTTCTGGTTCTCCATGAAATACTATCAGCAGACGATCGACCTTCTTCACGCTGAAACCGACTTCATCGTCGAACCGTTCCCACTTATCTGGATGAAAACAGACAATGTCGGAATTCTACCTGATCCTCAGCGCGGACCCCGCCGCATATACGAAACTGCGCTCCTTGCGAGACGAGGAGATCGGAAGGTTGTTCAGGCGGTTGCTAACGCATACGGAGCCCCATCCGTCCGTGACAGGCATATGTCTGAAAAAAGTGAGCCCATGCTCCGACACTTCTTTAGAATGCTCGTGGACGAAAATTCGATTGTCCTCGACCCTACATGCGGCTCTGGATCAGCTATTCGTGCGGCTGAATCCCTCCGAGCCAAGTACGTCCTTGGTCTTGAGCGAGACCCCGAGTTTGCCGAACGCGCTCAACTCGCCCTCGAAGCCGCAAGGAGACTGAACAATGGAAACAAGTGAGCTTCTCGCAGAACGAGGCAAGACCCACGGGGACTACCTCGACCATTCGCGGATCACCCAGCGGCTCAAGCTTGTGATCGACGACGAGCTTGCCCGACGGGAAGAACGGGGCCAGGGCCAGCTTCATTGCACCGCCCTTGAGTCCCTCGACATGATCCTCCACAAGATCGGCAGGATCATCGCCGGGCAGTGGGACCACCAAGATCACTGGGACGATATCGCCGGGTACGCCAAGCTGGTCAACGGAGATCCGTAGAGATGGGACTGATACATGACTAACATTGCTTTAGTAGGTGAGGCTTGGGGCGCGGAGGAGGAAACCCTCCGCCTTCCCTTCGTCGGACCGTCTGGATACTGCCTCAACAAGATGCTGGAAGAGGCTGGTATCCGGCGGGCCGACTGCTTCGTCACCAACACCCTCAACCTCCGCCCGCCGAACAACGACATCGAGGCGCTGTGCGCCAAGAAGAACGAGGTTCGCCATGACCTTCCCCCGCTCAAGCAAGGCAAATACCTTCGCGATGAGTTCCTTCCTGAACTCGATCGACTTTACGCCGAGCTTAAGGAAGTTCGACCAAACATTATTGTTGCCTTGGGAAACACTGCCTCATGGGCACTCCTGGGTGATCCACGTATCAGCAAAATCAGGGGGACAATTGCACCTTCGCCATATGGAAAAGTCCTTCCGACCTACCACCCCGCCGCTGTCCTTCGGGGCTGGGACCTCCGGCCAACCGTAGTCTTTGATCTCCGCAAGGCCCTTCGCGAAAGCGAGTTCCCGGAAGTCCGACGCCCGGCCCGCGAGATCTGGATCGAACCCACCCTCGACGACATGGAGTATTTCTATGAGCGACACCTTGTATCAGCCGAACGCATTGCGTTTGATATCGAGACGGCATTCCGAACTATTACTTGCATCGGTTTCTCTTCAAGCCCTCATCGCGCCATCGTGGTCCCCTTCTTTGACCCGCGTCGAGGCGGGAACTACTGGCCGACGAGTGGAGACGAAATTAGAGCATGGGATTGGGTTAGGAAGGTTCTTGGACTTCATGTACCGAAAGTTACCCAAAATGGAATCTACGATGTAACCTACCTCTGGCGAGAGCACGGTTACTTTCCCGCCAAGTGGACTGACGACACGATGCTTCTTCATCACGCCCTGTACCCGGAAGCCCAGAAGGGGCTTGGTTACCTGGGATCGATCTACACAAACGAGCCGGCGTGGAAAACGATGCGGCCGAAGGGAACGCTGAAACGAGGTGACGAATGATCGTAATCATTGAGTCTCCGTTCGCCGGCAATCGTCAGGAGAACATTCGATATGCCCGACGCGCCATGCTTGACTCTCTCCGTCGAGGTGAGGCCCCGTTTGCGTCCCATCTACTGTACACTCAAGTCCTCGAGGACAGCCTTCCAATTGAACGGGAAATGGGTATATCAGCCGGCTTTAGATTTTATTCTGTCGCTACCCTGTGTGCGGTTTATCGTGACATGGGAGTCTCGCCCGGTATGCTACGAGGAATTGACGTGGCTCTAGCCGCTGGCTTGCCCATCGAATACCGGGAGATTGGATATGGTTAAAGTAATCCGCACCGAGCACCTCGCCCCGAACAACGTCTACGAGGGCGTATCCCTGCCCCACACCCACGGGGAGTGGATCTACAACGGACTCGATTGTTGCCTGACCCACGAGATCTTCGACACGATCGAGCCCCAACTCGACGAGCACACCCGGGCGACCTACGAGTTCTCCAAGTCGCTCCAGGCCCCGATCCTCGAAATGAACATGAGGGGAGTGAAGATCGATGAGCCGGCGCGCCAAGCTCTCATCACCCACTACGAAGCTGACATTCGCAGACTGGAGTCGCAACTCCGAACCATTCTTGCCGAAGGTCTGGGAATTGCGGGATTTAACTGGAATTCTCCCGCGCAACTTATCTCCCTATTTTATACAACCCTCTCCATCCCGCCTATCACCAAGCGAAACGACAAAGGCCAGTACGTCCCAACCGTCAATCGCGAAGCACTCGAAAAGCTTAGAAATTATTTCCACGCTAAGCCGATCGTCGCTCATATCCTTAAGCTTCGCGACTTGGGGAAGAGAGTGGGAACCCTCCGAACGGAGATTGATAATGACTCACGCATCCGTACTTCGTACAATATCGCTGGCACAACGACCGGGCGTCTGTCTTCATCCTTCAATGATTTCGGAAGCGGCACGAACCTCCAGAATATCGAGCAGCGACTGAGGCGGATCTTCATCTCCGACCCGGGCTACAAGTTCGCCAACATCGACCTTTCCGCTGGAGACTCCCGTGGTGTTGCAGGTATACTCTGGAATCTATTCAAGTCAGACGCATATCTCAATGCCTGTAATTCTGGAGATCTACACACTGCCGTCTGCCGACTGGCTTGGCGAGATCTACCGTGGACAGGTGATGCTGCCAATGATCGGGCGATCGCTGATCAGCCCGCTTACCGAAGCATGTCTTATCGTGACCTGGCGAAGCGACTCGGACATGGAACTAACTATATGGGATCGCCACACACGATGGCCCGCCACTCCAAGATGGAAGTCTCCCTGATCCAAGACTTCCAGTACCGCTACTTCAAAGCCTTCCCTCTCCAAGAGTGGCACGCATGGGTCCGCAGCGAGCTTCTAACCAAAGGCTACCTCTTCAACCTCTTCGGCCGGAAGCGCTGGTTCTTCGGGCGGCGGAACGACGACGCAACTGCCCGCGAAGCCGTCGCCTACGCCCCACAGTCCACCACCGCCGACGCAATCGACCGGGGGCTATTGAATGTCTGGCGACGAAACAACTGCCAAGTCCTGCTTCAAGTCCACGACTCCGTGCTTGTCCAATACCCCGAGGAGGCAGAAGATGAAGTCCTTCCAGTCCTCCTTGCCCTTATCGAGGAACCCATCCCGCTCCTTCACGGTCGCGACCTCATCATCCCAGCCGAAGCCAAAGTCGGTTGGAACTGGGCTGATGTAACGAAGGATAACCCGGACGGACTCGTAAAATATAAGGGCCATGATGAGCGCGTCAGGACAAACCAGGCGGTTAACTTCTTGGATCGCCGCCTTTGAACTCTTCACGGAGCACTCGAACTCCCCGGAACTCTTCCGGCGGTGGGCGGCTATCTCCGCAATCGCGGGCGCGTTGGAGCGAAAGGTATGGGTCGTTACGCTTGGCAATCGTCTGTACCCAAACCTGTACGTCGTCCTTATCGCCCCGCCAGGCATCGGCAAGTCCGTTGCCCTTTCCTACACTGAAACCTTCTGGCGCGAACTCCCTGACCATCACGTAGCCCCGACATCCCTGACCAAAGCAGCACTCATCGATTCGCTGAAAGACGCAACCCGCCGCATCATCATGCCTGGTGGCAACCCACCTTACGTCGAGTTCAATTCCCTTCTCGTCCCGATTTCTGAGCTTGGCGTATTCCTGCCTGCGTATGACAACGACTTCATGAACACCCTCACCGCCATCTATGACGGGTATCAGTATGCCGAACGCCGCCGCTCGAAAGACCTCAACATCACGATCGAGGCGCCTCAACTTAACCTTCTCGCCGCGACAACCCCTTCGTATCTCAAAGCCTTTCTACCAGAGGGTGCTTGGGATCAGGGATTCCTCTCCCGCACTCTCCTTGTCTATACCGGGGAAAGGCAGGTACGCTCCTTGTTCGATATTCCCGCGTCGAGTAATAGCCTTCGCAGCGACCTCATCCACGATCTCCGCGTCATCTCTGAGGCCTTCGGACAGATGGGTTTTTCAGATGAGGCCAAGTCCAAGATCACGGATTGGCATTTGGCTGGAGGTCCCCCTATCCCGGATCACCCCAGGCTTCAGCACTACCTTACTCGCCGCACGGCTCATGTCCTCAAGCTCTCCATCATTGCCGCGGTTGATCGTGGAGAGACAAAGACTATTGCTGTGGAGGATTTCGAGCTTGCTAAATATTGGCTGCTCGAAATGGAGGAGACGATCCCCGACATCTTCAAGTCGATGACCTCCGGCGGTGACTCCGCGGTCATGGACGAGTGCTGGCATTTCGTCTGGCAGACTTGGAGCAAGGAAAAGCGGCCGGTCGCCGAAGCACGAGTAGTCGCGTTCCTTCGTGATCGCGCACCATCTCACAACGTCATCCGCATCCTTGAGATCATGGTGCGGACTCAAATGGTCAAATCAGAAATAACGAGCGCGGGAGTAGTTTACACCCCCGCGCCCAAGAATGCTCGCTTTTAGCGAACCGATTTGACCCACTCAGCCGCAACAAACTTAACGCTGAAGTAGATGCCGACAAGCCAACCAAGGTAGACAACTATCGTCTTAACCAGTTTGGCAATCTTGCCGAGGGCTTCTAGTCCTTGCCAAGCATCGGCCATCTTCTTCAGTGTATCAACTTCATCGGGGGTGAAGTCAGGTGACTTTTCTGCTTTCTCTAGCAGTTTGTTAAGTTTGTCCGCTCCCACTCTTCGCTGCCTTAATCGTGTCGTTGAAAGCATTGTAAGCTCTCATCACCGAGGCGATTGCTTGCGGAGTGTCAGCAGGGGGATTGGCACAGACAGCCTTCGCGGCCGAATACGCCCCGGCTACTTTCAGTGCAGTTGCTGGCTTGACGTCGTTCTTGCTCTTGTAAAGCTCGAACCCCGCCCAGGCGACATCGACGCCAAGGCAGACCGTTACCAGCGTGTCGGTGACTTTCTTCTCAACTTCAGTCACCGTAGGTGTAGACGCACACCCGGCTAGGGTGATCGCGAGAACGGGGACGGCCCATTTCATTTGGCTCCTCCAACCCCGGTCGCCGTGACAAACCGGAGAGCAATCATAATCCCACCGATGACAGTCGGAGCATACTCCGCAGGGACATACTGAGTCCAGTCAATTTCCGCAAGGTATTGCAGGATCACCGGAAGCAGGCCGATTACCAGCCCGACCCACACCGTTTTCGACTTTACCACAGGCTTTGTCTCGTTCATCGAGATACTCCGCTAATGCGCGCCAATCCATATTTTCCCTCGGGCGGGCGCACGCCCCTAGGGATAAGACCGCCAAGGCAGCTGATAGTGCGGCCCATCTTTGAAAGACTTCCAGTCGCCGCCCCATTCGATCGGTACTCCCTCAATCTTCGCCGCCTCCTTGAACACCACTGCAAGGTTCCGATAAAGCGGCCAGTCCCACCTGACCTTCCCGGCTACCTCCGCAGCAATATCCACTGCATGTCCGGTAATATGCCTGGAGTTCATAGTCGTGGTCGCGCCCGCATCAAGCAGCTCCTTCTGCCGCTCCTTCGTCCGCAGACCCTCCGTCACCCGGAAACTTCCGGGCGCAATCTCCCACGCCCGGTTCACCACCTTCACCAGATCAGGGTGCAACCCCTTCAGCTTACTTCTTCCTACCATATCCATTACGCTACCTCATGTCTTGATGCAGTAGAGAAGTGCAACGTTACGCACGCGGTTTTCAGTACCGCTGTTATTGTTGACCGTGGTCGATGCGCTGATCGACCCCGATACCGTGTGAGAGTGATCACCAGCCGAGGAAGTGGAAATAGAGCTGGATGTTTGGATACTGTTGGCGGCACCAGTTCCAGCCCCCGCCCCACTCTCCGCTGGCACTGTGTGCGTATGAGCCCCGGTCGTGTTACTCGTCCCCGAGAAAGTCCCGGTCGTAGTGGCCGTGTGGTTGTGCGGGCCGATCATCTCGGACTGCGTCGAGCCGAATACACGCCCCGAGTCCACGCCACGCCCATCGTCCCAGCCTCGAACCCACTCACCTCGCAAATCAGGCAGGTTGAAGGTCGTAGATCCGTCGCCCGCTCCAAACGTCGTGCCGATCGCGGTGAACAGATCCGAGTAAGTTGCGCGGCTAACCGCAGCGCCATTACACTTCAGGTACCCCGTCGGCGCTGAGTTCATCGCCACTTGAATAACTGTACCAGCCGGGACACCACTACCAGTCGCCGGTGCCTGATACGTCGGGTCCGCGCCAGGTCCATTCGACGTCAGCACATACCCACTAGTCCCGGGATCAATTCCTGTCCAGCCGCTTGCACCCCGGCTTGGGATAGTCCCACGGGTGTTGTCGACCCAATCCAATACCTCCGTGACCGTCACATACTCCGGGTCACCAGCCCCGCCAGAGTTCCTGCCGATGAGTCGCTGCGTCGCCATGTCGGCGAGCTTAGCGTTGGTAATCGAACCGTCCGCGACACTTCCGCTCGGAGCCACCCAGTCAAACGTGCCAGCCCCGGTTGCCGTCAGAACATAGTTAGTCTCCCCGCCCGTTGGGGCCGGAACATTCCCACTCCCAGACAGTGCCGCCGCAATTGCAGCGTTAATCTCCGTCACCATCTGATCGTAGTTGACCGCGTCATTAGCACTGACCGCGTCCGCTACATTCGTGATGCGGATGTTTTCAGCATCCCACAAGCCGCCATTCAGATGCAGTGCATTCGGATCACCCTCATTTGCGAGGTCAATCAAACACATCGTCAGGTAGTCGAGCGCGGCCTCGATCGTCTCCGGATAGACCGTCGACTGGTTCGAGAAGTCGGTGGTCTGCTCAAGCGGAAGTTCTCGCTTAATCTCCAGGTCATAGATCGCCGCGAGTGGAGCCCCGCCCGGCATCGTAACCAAACCGCCGCTCGGCCCACCGATGCCCGTGATTGTGCACGCACCCGTAATGTCAAGCCGCGCGCCGGTCGATCTCGTGATCCGGGTGACGGTGAACCCATCCAGCTGCGGCACTGGAAACCCATACGCATAGAAAGCGTTGGTTCCGTTCCCGATGTAGTAGACGCTGTTCGTCGTGTTGGTGACAGTCATCAGTTATCTCCGATCGCGAAGCGCGTTAGGAACTCTTTCGCCCCCGGCATCGTCCAGTAAGGAAGCGGTCTGATCAGCGCTTTCTTTTCACTCTGCGACAGATCATCCCCCGTTGCAGCTTTAACCACCGCCGCACCCGCCTTTGGGATTTCCCCAAACACCAGATTCGCGGACGGGCCAAGGAAGCTCCACGCTCCCTGCGTCACACCAAACCGGGATTGATCTCCAGCTTGACTGTCGCCCGGGAACGGATACAGCAAAGGCGTCTTAATTGGATTAAAGTCCACTCCCATTGACCGCCCCAGTGTTTGCGCCCGGTTTCCAAGGTCAAACAGCATCGGCATCAAGCCCGACTTATCCAGTCCTTCGCCAATCAGGAAGCCCGGGTTCTGAGCCGACTGCTTAAACTTCTCCCAACTCGTCTCCCCGTTCCGCCATGCTTGGATCGCAGCAATCCCCATCCCGATCGTCACCATCGAGGCAACTGTCGACACGAGTCGGGCATCCCCTTCCTGCAGTCCGCGCATAAAAACCTTCTGATGCGCCGACATATTGAATGACATAAACTGGAGCATTGCCTTCCCAAGCGGACTCTTACTAAACAACGGCGCATCACCGAAGCCAGGCGCCACAATAATCGAGTCCACTTCCTGCTTGACCGCATTCCGAAACGCGCGCACAGCATCCTCGGCCTGTCTTAGCTCCTCGCCAGCCAGCCCCTCTGTCCACCGCTCAGTATTCGGTACCCGCACCCCGTCTACAACTTCACCGTACTGTTTCCAGTACTTAGCGATCCGCGCTTCCTGACCAGCGTTGATGTTCAGGAACCGGAACCATTCAGTCTTATTCCCCGTGCCTGCGTGCTTGACCAACTCATTCATGGTCATCACGCCCGCAAACTTCTGCCCCCACTGCGTGAACAGTGCCAGCCCGTTCCACTTACTTCCGACCGCAGCCAGCGTGCTCATCGCCCGATCGACGCCAGTCCCGCGCGCCATAGGGTCGCCAATCTCAAACATATTCATAGTCCGGTGAAGGAGCGTATACTCCATCGCCGTGCCCGCCGCCTCCAGTTCGTCCGTCGCCCGCGCCCAAGCTTCAGCCGACTTAAGCAACGGCTGCACCACTTCAGATAAGTATGGCTTCAGCCCGTGAACCATCGCCGGGCGGTACAGGTCGTTAAGCGAGGCAATCGTAGCGCCGCCCATCAACCTTCCATAGTTATACAAGTTGACCGCTCGAACAATCTGTCCAAACGTCGAGTTGTTCTCCGCGACCTTATACCGCCCCAGCACCATATCCCTTAGGGCTTCCAGATCCCCTCGACCCGAGTGGTGCTGTTCATCGATAAAGCTTCGTGCATCTTTTTTCGTGGCTTCCAGATCCTGCTTCTTCTTTCCAGTCCAGGTCCACTTCTTGAATTCTTCGCCGGTCAGCCGCTCAACCTCTTCAACCGTCTGCGCGGCATCAACCTGCTTTACCAGTTC